CCGCTTCCTTGCTGGGCGCATTGGCAATAGTTTTAGTACGCCAGGCGAGTTCAGCCTCAGGGCTCCATATCTGGCCGGTAACGTAGCAAATGCGTTTAAATACGCCATCCTCAAGCGCATCATCCAGGGTAATGCGGTGGACGCTATAGGGTTTCCGGCCTGCGCGAGCGTCCTCAACATATTGGTTGTACTCATTGTCAACGCCGTTATGGGTGCTGATAATCCGCACCCGTGCGCCCCACATCGTCAACGCCATCGCAGCCTTCAATAGCCCGTGTAGCGAATCGTGAAACGCAGCCTCATCAATGACCACATCACCCTGCATGCCGCGTAAGTTGGATGGTCTCGAGGAAAGGGCCGTAATCTTGAAGCCGGAATTGGGAAAGCGGATCGTATAAGTAAGGATTTCTTTGCTGCCGTCTTCATCCTTGAATATCGATTCATCGACACTACCGGCCAACTGGTTAAAGGCCTTAGCAAATAAAGCACACGCGGCAATATATTCAAGCGCCATCTCCTGACGACTACCCACATAATAGACATTACGCCCTCCGCGTTTTTTCGGTTTTGATGCCGTGATGACATTGCAAGCCGCTTCCGCCCAGGTCAAACCGGTACGGCGGGATTTTTCGGCGATCTTGACCTCTGATTCATCCTCAAACCAGCGAGCCTGATAGCCCAGTAGAACCGGTTCGTCATCCGGGAAATAATCACCGGTTTGCAGCTCCTGACTTTCGGGCATCATTGTCTGCCCGTCAAAATGCGTTTAATCGAGGCTTCCAGCTCAACGCTGATGCCGTCGTTTTTAAGTTCGGTCGCCAGTTCTTCCGCTGCTTCTTCCCGTGAGCGCTTGCGTATCTCCGCCTCAAACTCTCGCTTCCACTTAGCGCTGCCAATCGCCGACCGGTTTAAATCCGCAATAGCCCGCACCAGCTTCGGTATTGCCGCCATTCTTTCGCCGATTTCCAGCCCGCTGACTTCCTCAAACATATCCATGATCTGGTCCATAGCGACCATTTCATTAGCCTCCATCAGCGCCGCTTTCTCGTCATCCGATGCGCCGCGTAGCGCCTTGGCAATCTCCATTCGCTCACGGGCGCGGGACAGCGACTTTTCCATCGCAGCCTGTAAATTCGAGCCGTGCCGCCACACTGCGGTTTTGCTGATTTGATAGCCTTGCTCCTGAAGCCAAGCTGTCAAACCCTCATAATCGCTAAACGCCTGATCGACCAGCCGGGCATTCAGCTGCGCCACCACCGCATCGGGCAGTAATGCAATAGCCGGACGAGGAGCCATTAAATAGGCTCCGGCCGCGCTACGCCCGGCACGGTTGATAAACCTTGCTGAACATCGCCGCCCCTGGCTGTCAGCGTAGCCAGCCAAATACCGTCCGGCTGCTTGGCCAGCACCAGGCCTTGCTCATGCAGCCATTGCAGATCGGCTCGCAACAGATCAGTAGATGCTGCTTGGCCGCGACTGGACAAAGCCTTTTTTAAATCAACCTCATGCAACGTGTAGGCATTCGCGGCATTCAACAGGCTTAAAATAGCCAGGCGCCGGTGGGCGATAATCAGATCAGGGTAACTGCTCATGGCAACCTACTTGTTATTCATTAGATGTTGATGGATCGTATTCAGCGTATTTCGAATAGCATGAAATTCGCCTTTCATCTCTTTGATTTCGCCGTTTAGCATATCCAGCCGCTGATGCACCCGCTTAAAATCATTATGATCAGGCGCGTGTTTTACGTCCTGTTCCAGTCGCGTCAGCCGCTCTAATTGCCCATCCAGCCGATCATCGATACTGTTTTCCAGATTGGTAATCGTCGCGCTGGTGATGCGTTGGCGGTTGTTCAGCCAACTCATAATGCCTACTGCGGCAATCAGCAGCGTCTGGATCACATCAAACCAAAATTTTGCTAATTCATATCCTGCGCCCATATTTATAACTCCTGAGCCCGTGGCTTTATTGTCATTGTCTTTCCCTTATCTCATGCATCGTCTGGCAGCTGATGCAGCGTACACACTTCGGCAATGCGGCCAGCCGGTCTGCCGGAATTGCATCATCGCAATCGATACACTCAACCACACCGTCTACAATCTGTTGAGCAGGCAACGCGTGATCGATCAGATGCTGCTGAAGAGCCAGCTCGTTTGAAAATTGCGCCGTGTCATTAGCGCGGTCTATAGGATCAGTCATCCGGAGAATCCCTTATCTGATGCGTTGATTTAATAATGACTTCCAGCTGTTCGGCATATTGCCGTAGCAGCCGGTTGCGGGTTGCCAGTCGTTCGTAAACATCATCACTAACCGAGGTCAGGTCGGTTGACGAAATGGACGGTAGAACCGGTCGAGCCGGGAGCGGCAGCGCTTGTTGCATGATCTTCACCGGTTCCGGCGTCGTGCAGCCCTGCATCCCCAGACCAGTCATTATCAAAATCAGAGCGCTCAGCCAAATGTTTCGGGTCGTTATCATGAAGGGTTTCCTCGCGGTGGGTTTCTTGAAGCATTGCCAATGCTGTATCCAGCTGCTGGCGGCTAGTGTTGATAATCTCGGCAGCCTCGGCGCGCTGCTGTTGCATTTCTGCGTGGTGCTGCTCGGCCCGAGCCTTGCCACGGTAGCCCAGTGCCACAATGATGACAGCCAACAATACAATCAGGCCGATACCAATAAAATACGTCATGACTTACCCCGCGAGCCAAAGCCGATCTTGACGGTTGTGGCTACCGTTAAATAAAGATTGACCATTGCCCCGCCGATCATGCCGATACCGGTCGCGACAGCATCAACATCGTCGGCCGATAAATCGATCGGTAGATAGTGAGCCAGTAAATAAATGATAGGCAGTAGCGCATTTAACCGGAGCTGTCGTTGTTTCCAGATTGCAGGATCAGCAAGAGACTCACCGGCGCGAAGGGCGCGGCATAGGGACAAAATAAATGTCATCATTACCAGAACATCCTCAGATAGGGGGTTAATTGGTGGCAGGGCGTATGCAGCAACAGATCGAATTGCAGCGCATGAATTTCTTCGTGGATCTCGCTCAGCTTGCCCTCTTGATAATTAAGATCGCCCGTCATAACGCTATGCGCCTGCCGCCACCATGCGTCTTGCAGGGCTTGGAGATTAGCTAACCGTTGTTGCGTAGTCATTCAGCGCGCCTCGAATAAGGCGCGTTCGGTAGCGCGTCGGTTTACAAGACCCTTGCAGACCTGTTTTTTGCCATCGACGGTGATTTTATTCCAGACCAGGAACTGTTCGGCGGCCTCGTCCATATCGCCCAATTGCAAATAACCCAGCAACGTCGACGACCTGAAATTAGTCACGCCGATATTGAAAACCAGCAGTACCAGCGCATCGTATTGGTTTTGAGTCAGACGGTAGCCGCCGTTCAGCGACCCTTTGCCAGCCATCGTGGCATTGATGTAGGTCTCAGCGGTTTCAAGGTCGGCTTTTAATAGCGCTTCACCTTCGGCCGGAGTGATGGGGCGTAAAAACCGCTCAGTAGATTTGATTAGATGGCCGTAGCCGATAGTCCGATTTCCTTCGGCGTCTGGATAAGTTTTAGCACGGAACTTCTCAATGTCTTTGAGAATGGCTAGCCCATTAGGCGAGATGTAGAGTTTTGCAGGCATAGCACACCGGTTCCGGAAAAATAAATGTCCAGACCAGTGTATGAGATTAGGGATTTAGCAGGTATCCGAAGGGCTTCGGAAGAGAATTATTGGTGTAGGGATGGAGTTCAAGGCTGGCCTTGAACTCCCGATTGAGACTAACCGGCGATAAACGGCATATCCTTATTTACCACCCAACCCTGGCTTTTCGGCAATCATTACTCTCAGTGATTTTCCATCGCTGATAATTCGTCTCATCTTTTGCTTGTAAGTACGCGGCCGCTACGAAAGAGGCATAAACACATATGTCGGTAGCTGAACCGTTACGCTTAACAATTTCATATTCCTGTATTGCATCAATAGCCACTTTGTTTTCCACATCCTGCATAAAACTGGTGGTATTCTTTTTTGTGGCCCGTATAGAATTCGTGGTATGAGATTCACTCCCCCCTCTCAAGAAGTACCAGATAGCAATTGCAGCGAGTAAATAGAAAGTGGTGTTTAATTCCTGCATGACGGTTTTAGGCGCTCTGGGATGGAGCGCTGGTGCGGGATTACGCGAATTCTTGCGGTGGCTTAATTTAATAAACACGACAACGAAGGCTATTATCAGCACTATCGCTATCAGAAAGCCGACCACTTCCCCTACAAATGAGCCAGATTGAACTGTCTCTGCGCTTGTCTGTCTTGGCTTGGCGGGCTCGACGCCATTAATCACCTTGACCAACTGATCAAGATTAGCCTGAAGTTCGGCTTGTCGCTGCCTTTCGGTATAACCCTGGTACAGAAAATAAGCGCTTAATACTGCACAGGTGATAACCCACGCGATTAATATTCGAAATAGTATTTTAGATGTTTGTTGGTTCATTATTTCCCCTTGGTTGGCATTTGTCTTACATATCATCAACATCAAACAGATCCACCTGCCCATAATCCTCATCCATGCCATTGCAGATAGTCAGCACCTGCCGCTCGGTTAAGCCGTACTTACGGGCTACGTTAAACAGCGGCTCGCGCTCTTTGCGCAACCGGCGGATCTCGGTATTACGTAGCGCCCTAAACGCCTTGGCAGCCTTGGGGATCTGGATGACCTCACCGGCGAAGTTCTGACAAAACACCGCGGCCGCCGCCACGCCGAGCACCTGACTCAACTGATGCAGAGCATCCACCTGTTGCGGCACACACAGATGACCGCCGCCGTAATGCTGGAGTAAATCCATCGCAGTTTGATCGCCGCAGTAGTCGGCGATCTGTTTCAACTTTTCGGGCAGCAGGTGTCTGGGTAACTGGTACATAGCTTTACTTAAGCCGTCGCAGCAGTTTTGGCGATGCGTTGCTGCCATTTCTTCAGCGCCTCAATCACACCGCTGGCCTGCTTAGTATCCAACCATTGCAGTGCCTCAACGCCGGTCAAGCGCTTGACATAAGCGGCTAGACTGGACTCGGACGGATCGCGCACAATGCCCTGGTTGTGCATCTCCAGCCACAATGCGCGGATTTTTTTGGACTGAGCATCACCAGCCAGCGCGCGGGTAGATGCGTCTTTACTGTGCTTTATCTTGAAACCCTTTTTCTTCATGGTCTCAACGGCTTGGCACAGCTGACCGATAGACATCGTCGTTGCCGAGTATTTGCCGTTTTTCAGGGTAGCGCCCTGCATCGGTAGCCAGATACCGTAATAGAACTCATCATCCCAGCCCAGCTGATCTTTGCCAACTTGCAGCAGAGTATAATAGTTTTTACGGTTATCGGCCTCAGTACGCGGTTTGTAATTTCGATTATTCATGATGTCGCCTTTTTCGCCTTGCCCTGCCAGTTTGGCGGCGGGGTTGATTTTTGTTTGGGTTCCGCCGCTTTCGAGACTACCGCCCCGACCGACTGTAACCCAGCCTGTGCGCCGACGTGACCACGGTTGCGCTGTTCCTCGATTACCTGTGATTCGGCAGCGGCCAGATTCTTCTCGACCCGGCCAACCATGATCGATAACAGATAACCGTTAGATTTCAACGGCAGCACCAGCGACGCGGGTTTGTTGCTGACCAGCTTCATCATTTCCGCCTCCCAGGCCTGCCGGGGCATCGCATAAACAATGCCGCCACGCTCCAACTGCCCAGACCTGATCATCGGCATCAGCTCCTCAGTCAATGCCAGCCGCCGAGACCAGCGCAGGGCTTGTTTCGGCGGTTTGAACAGTTCCAGGTAGCGAAACAGCGCCCCGATCAGGCTAATCGGCAATTCCGACAACAGCGCCGCCCAGCCATTGCCTGCTTGCAGCTCCAGCGATTGGATAATGTCAACGTCCTTGCCGCAGTACGGACATGACACCGTGCAGTTGTTGGGCATTAAACCAGCCCCGCCCACGCATTGCGTGTGCCGTTATAGTCATCGCAACCGGCAACCGGTACCGATTGAGTCGGTCGTGACGTATGCTTGGCGGCCAGTTTACGCAGCTGGTTGCGGTTGCGTTGCGCTTTTGATACGCCGATATTGCCGGATAGGAAGGTGCGGGCCAGCTCGGCGGTCTGCTCGGCTTTAGACGGTTTTTTAGCGCGCTGTTGCCAAGTGATGTTTTTAAGCGGCTTGGTCGCTATCCAGGACAGCGTGATCTTGCGATCATAAACCAGTTGATGGCCGCTCATGCCGATCGGCTCCGGCACCTTGGCATTCGTATAGCGGATGATGTTGATTAGTTTGGTAACGCTGATTTCCAACAGCTTAGCGATTTCAGGGCGGGCTATAGTGTTTGGGTTGCTCATAATTGATGCTCCAAGCCAGCGGCTGCGGTGCTGCCATCAACGCCACGATTCAGATTCGCGTTGCATCCGGCCAAATATCCTGAATGTGAATCGCTATCGTACTGTCGGCCTTTGGTTTCGCGTGATTTCATATCTTCCGCTTTGCTGTGATGCTTATCCATATACGCAGCAATCGCAGTTTTAGCCGATGAGCTAGGTGCAATGGCAGTAATTTTACTCTCTGCTGCCCAAACCCAGTTTGTCGAATATACATCGGCGCGCTTTGTTACTGCGCCCTTGGTTTTAACGCGTTTTAGGTTATTTTTTATATATTCGGCACGATCCCGCTTAGCCTGTCGTAGCAGTACGCCGAACGCGTAGCTGGCTAGCTCCGGTGCAATTTCGACACCTATAAACTGCCATTCTCCAACGCCGCTGAAAAATATGAGCTTGCAGCTAAACGCCTTCGCGGCAGTTTGTGCCAATATTGTTTCCCATTTTGTCGGCTTAAATTTGACATTAGCCTTTGCACTGTGGCTATTGGCCTCGGCGGCCCGTACATCAGTCAAGGTTATGTTATGCGCCGCCATCAGGGCCTGAGCCTGTCTCATAGCCGTTGCCGCCTCATTAGCGTTGCTGCTTGCGGCAAGTCTTAGGCATTTTTTGATTTTACCGAGGATTTTGTCTTGTTCTGTCATATCAAACCCTCCGCATATCCAACGCCAGCTGCTCCATTTTGCCCTTGTCATTACGCCGGTAAATCCGCAGGTACTGTTTGGTATTAACTGGCTGTATAGAGTCGTGCAGCGCTTGCATAGCCAGCGTCCATTCGGCGTCGTCAATTTCGTAGCGCATTAGCGTGTACATGCGGCCTAAATTAATCTTCCCTTCCTGGTCGGTCTGGAACGCATGATTAACCAGCGCGATAATGTTGATATTACTGTCCTTCGCCCAGCGCTGTATGCAGGCATCGACCAGCACCCGTGCGGCTTCCAGATTTTCGTTAAAGGCCATAACGTCGGATTTAGCCAATTTAACCTGTAGGCTGCCGTCAAAGCTGGACAGCGTGATGTTGCCCTTTATTCCGCCCAGTTTGACGTTGTAAGTTTCCGCCGACAGCGATGTAAAGGCCTGTATTTCGCCGAAAGTATCGTCATGAAAATCCTGTTCCAGCTGCGCTAATTCGTCGGCTTTGCCGACAATTTCACGCACCAGGTTATCGCGCATTTTATCGATCTCGCTGATCAGCTGTACCGGGATTAGGTGGCCCAAGGCGTTTTTCATGTAGCCAGCGGGTATTGTGTTATGTGGTTCCGACATTATTTAGTCCTCATGTTTAAAAAATTGCAGGTTGGGTTCCCAAGCCGGAGCTTGGGAACCCGCGTAATTACCAAAACCGCATCATCAGCGGCATCACTATCAACACCACGGCCAGCAGTATCAGGCCGTGCATTAGTGGTATCTCTTCTGCCTTCTATGCCCCGGCCAGACGATGACGCTCGGCATACGCATGGGTTTATGCCAGACCACCTGGACACCCTCAACATCCGCCGCATAGGAGCGGTACATCTGCCCCGCTGCGCCGCCCTGACCGGTGCAGACCGATTTGAGCAGCCGCGTTGCCGCTGCGGGTTTTACCGTAATGGTCAGCGGATCGCCCAGGCTGGCGCTGATGATGACATGGCCCTTTGCGTACAACTCATGCGCTACACGGGTGATGCGAGCTACCGTTTCATCGTCGGTTTTCGGGGTTTGTATTTGGTAGCTTTTCATGGATTCTCATTTATGTTGCGAAGTTCAAGAATGGTTTCCATCAAGGATTTCCCGCGCCGTTTGCGGGTTAATACCGCCAAAAAACGCCGCCCTAATTTCCAGCAGAACCGTTTATTTACCGGCAGCGACAGCGCTGGCCGGACTTTGAATTTCGCATGAATTAACGTTGACCGGGCCATCTATGCCTCCAGGATTAAATCATTGCTGATTTTAGGAAAACCCAGCTGTGCCGCCTGATTCATCGCCGCCGTGACCAGGTTGTTGATCATCAACGGGTACATCAAACTGACCGACTCGCGGGTTTTACCGGCCTTGGCGAAGATCAGCCGACCGCGGACGCCATCCAGTGCGTCTTTTTCGAATAGCTCATCGATCCCCTTGCCAACGCGCTCGAATTTGAATTTAAGGTATTGGTCAAGCTGCGCGTCCAGCGGTGGCAGTTCGACTACCTCACAGCGCTGCACCACTTCCCGCACCTCAGGCGAGCGCTCAGACAGTTTGATTTTTAGCTCGGTCTGACCGATCAGCACGATGGACAACAGTTTTTTAAAGCCGTCCTCCAGCTCGAAAAACCTTTTCAAGTGCTTGAGGGTGGCAATGCTTAGCCCGTGCGCCTCTTCGATAATCAGGCAGTGGTTAAACCCGGCGCGGCGGCTGTCTTTCAGGATGCGGTGCAGCTGGCGGCTTTTGGCCTCCATCGACACACGGGGTTTTTCCTGCGGGGCCAGGGTCAGGATGATGCTGTCGGCAATCGCGCTGGCCTTTAAAGTCTTACCGCGCACATCGTTGTCTTCCATGCCCAATACATACGGCTCGATGACCATGATCGGCGCATCTTCGCGGGCTATGCGGTCATGCAGATCGCGGCGTAAGGTCGATTTGCCTGAGCCACTTTCGCCGATCACCGCGATAAAACCGCCGTGCATGGCCGTTGCCCACAAATATTCCCGCACCCGTCGTATGTCGGGGGAGGTAAACACATCCGCCGCCTCGTTGACATCATTACCGAACGGGTCGCGGAAAAGATTAAAGTGCTGTCTGGCCGCTTGTGACAGCGCGGTTTTACGTAGTAACATATCGATACCTTCTTGGTTAGGGGTGACAAAGGTTGCAGGCTCAGAACCTGCAACCGCTTCAAACATTGCCGCGTCAACGGCAATATCTCGGACGACCAGCGC